TGATTAGCCCCTCGCAAATTGTTACCTGCTGCGGTTTGGTAGTCGTCCACATTTGGCAATTCAGAGCTTAGGCAATTGTGGAAAAAGATATTTGTCCAACAAATACCAAAATGCGACGGGACATCTTATGCAAGCGGTTTGCTGTTTGCGGTAATTTTTCTTTGTCTATATGCGCTATTTGTTGCAAGGCTGGGGTCAAGCTCAAAAATTTTCTCAAAACCTTAAAAAAGCCTATTTTTGCTCAATTTTCAAAAAATCCTTATAAAACAACGCATTTCCCGTAGCTTTACATTTGTTTATGCTGATTAAAAAATCTTCTAACTAAATTGCAGTAATCTTTGTATCTTAGAAAATAGCAATTTTGGTGCGATTTTTTTAACTTGATTTCATAAGCAAAATTGCTTTATTGCTCAGCAGCACATTTCTCGTTTCAAAATTTTTAGTTATCTGCAAACTTTTTTAAGTTCTAAGCCTAAAAAATTAAAGCTACGCAAATCAAGTGCGCCAAATTAGCGACAAATCAAAGCAAAAAAGTTAAATAAAATAGAGGTGGCGGAAGCGCAGAGATTCGAACTCTGGGATGGTCGCCCATCGCTGGTTTTCAAGACCAGTGCCTTAAACCGCTCGGCCACACTTCCAATAAAGGAGGCGCAATTCTACACTAATAACTTGCTCTGTCAATTTGGATATTGGCAAAAATAATCCCTGTGATATTATTTGCGCCACCTAAATTTTTGATTTAAATCATTAGAGGAATAAAAAATGCAAGATTATACAGTTTACGCTCAGTCTCAAGCTGGCACGCAAACGTTTGAGGTGAGTAAGGTTTTACGCAATACTTATGCGCTTTTAGCGATGACGCTGGTTTTTAGTGCAATTATGGCTTTTGTTGGCATGCAGTTAAGAATTCATATTCCGCTTTGGATGTACTTAGTTGGTGCTTATGGTTTGATGTTTTTAACTAGTTATTTGCGTAATTCCGTGCTTGGAATAGTCTCAACTTTTGCTTTTACTGGCTTTATGGGTTTAAGTTTGAGCATGATTTTAAATTTCTACTTTGCTAGAAGCGGCGGAGCTGAGTTAGTTATTACCGCTTTAGGAATGACGGCTTTAGTCTTTTGCGGTTTATCTGGTTATGTTTTAACCACACGCAAGGATATGAGTTTTTTAAGCGGCTTTATTACCGCAGGTGCTATCGTTTTAATTTTGGCGATGGTTTTGGGATTTTTTACTGACATCAGCGGTTTGGGTTTAGCGATTAGTGCTGGTTTTGTGCTTTTTTCATCGGCGGCAATTTTGTGGCAAACTAGTGAAATTATTCACGGTGGTGAAAGAAACTACATTATGGCAACTATTAGCTTGTACGTATCTATTTATAATATTTTTGTGAGTTTATTGCATTTACTTGGTGCGTTTAGTGGTGATGATTAATTTTGTAAGTTGATGTTTCTTTTTGAGCCTGCTTTATTGCAGGCTTTTTTTATTATTTTTAGGATGTTTGCATAAGAATATGTTTGATCAAAATGGTTATGTGCGAGATTTTTCAAGCTGGAATGCGTCTTTGGCAGAAAAAATAGCGCAGCAAGAAGGCATAATTCTAAGCGATCAGCATTGGCAAGTTATAAATGCGCTGCGTAAATATTATGCAGTGCAAAAAGTTAGCCCGGTTACTAGAATTTTAGTTAAATATTTGGCAGAAGAATTTGGCGTTGATAAATTCAATTCAGGTACGCTTAATTTATTATTTAATGGTAAACCTGCAAAACTCGCCGCCAAAATTGCGGGTTTGCCTAAACCTAAAAATTGCATTTAGTTTTCAAAAAGGAAAAAGCAAAAAATGGATGAACAAAGCAAAAAGGGTAAAAAATTTGGTTTAGCGTTTAATCTTATTGCTTGGATTTTAGGTTTTTTGTTGCTGATGCAATTTTTTGCAGGTTTTGAGAATAAAAAAAGCAATCCTAATATTGCACCAGAATCAAAGCGACAAAATGGTGCGATTGAGGTAATTTTAAAGGCAGATCGGCAAGGTCATTTTGTGGCAAATGGCTACATTAACAATCATCAAGTAACTTTTTTGTTAGATACGGGCGCAAGTGGCGTGGCGATTTCAGAAAAACTAGCGCATAAGCTCAATCTAAAAATGCATTATCCGCTTAAATTGCATACTGCAAATGGCGTGGTAAATGGCTGGAGTACGGAGATTGATAGCCTGCAAATTGGCGAGATTGAACTGCGCAAAGTAAGTGCTAGTGTTTCGCCTAATTTAGGGCGTGAAGTTTTATTAGGTATGAGCGCTTTAAAACAGCTTGAATTCACCCACAAAGATGGCAAATTATTATTGCGCCAAACTTTTTAGCTTTTGTTTTTAAGCAAATCTCGTGAAAAACGTTGTTTTATAATTATTTTTTGTTTTTTGAGGTTTTGGCGTAATTTTTAGTTTAGTAAAAGTTTTAATAATCTAAAAAATTCTTTAAATAAATGGCGTTTTAATTATTTTGCGCTTAAAAAATGTATGCGTTTGAAGCGTAGCAAGTTTCAGACATTTTCAGCAAAAAGCCATTTTTTTAGCTAAATCATTACCGGTTTGATTTGCGTTAAAATTTTTTCATTAAAAGCATAATAAACATTAGGGATAACATGCCCAAATTGCCAAGCTTCGATTACATCATTAAATAAATGCTGCTTAGTTTTTGCGCCAAAAAAGCCAAAACTTATATACAAAAGCTTATTTATTTTAATATTGTTTTGATAACCTTGCCCGAAAATATAGCTTGCAAATTTGGTCGCCTTACTTGTTTTAGCTAAATTTGCCATTTTATAAGCGGCTTTTTTTTGGTTTGGGTAAATTATAGCTATTTTTGTCCGCCCAATTTATAACGTCACGAGCAAACCACCTTAATTTTAAAGATTTGTAATTACAATTATCAAGCGGCGGCGGAAAATCTCTAGCGTGGATTACTTTTTGCCTAATAAAGCTGTCACTTAATTTTAGCCAAGCGGCAATGTCGCTAATGGTCCATATTTGATAACTCAAACTATTTTCATTATTATTTAATAAAATTTTGATATTTTGCAGCTCAATTACCACGTCATTTAAAGTCGCTAATCCTTCTAAATTTTTAACCTCCATTTTTAATCTCCTTATGTTTGGTGATTAATTCTTTAATTTCATTTGGACAAAAAAACATAAAAACATCGTTAACTTCTTGATAAAGCTTGCTTTTTTCTTGATATAAAATTGTAATTTGCGCCTCTATTTTGTCTATTTTGCTTAAAAGCTCAATAAATTTATTTTTAAATTCGTTAAATTCAGCCATTTTTAATCTCCTTTATCTTTAAGGATATAAAGCCGCCTAACATTATCCGCTCGCCCATAAACATCATTTAAAAAATATGCTATTTGCAGTGAATCACTCTGATCCTCATAATCTTTATTTTTTAATTCTTTGTAATTAGGAAAATATTTTTTAAAAAGGTTTTCTATATGTAAAACCAACATACTAATATCATTATTTAAATCGTTTAATTTTTTATCATCAAAATATAGCATTTCAAACTCCTTTAATCTCGGGAAATCTGTTGTTTTATAAGGATTTTTTTATTTTCAGCCAAAAATAGGTCAAAAACAGCTCTTTTTAAAGTTTTAGCCATTTTTTGCCTCCTTTAATTCTTGCAAAAGTTTAGTTTTGACGATTTGCGTTTGCGCGGCAATTTGCTCTAACGCCTTGCTATTAAAAGCAATTTTTTCTTTTTTGCCCTCGATTTTTGCCCAGTGCAAAGCGTCCTTATAAAAATTTTCTTGCCATTTGAGCTCGCCTAAATTTAGCCCCTTAAAACCGTTTTCAATTGCGCTAAATTTATCTTTTAGTTTTAAGCCTACAATTGTGCTATTTTTAAGCCGTGGCGGTTTGTCATCTTCTCTTAAAGCGGCTCTTAAATAGGTTCGCATTTGGGCTAATCTTTCAATTAACGCCTTTTTATGCGCCCGATTTTTTTTACAATATGTGTGCAGTTTTTCAATGCCTGCAATTGCATCAAGAAAAAGTGCATTCATTTTTTGCCTTGTTTCATTTTGATTAGATTTTGCACTGTTTGCGCGGCTTGCCCTCTTTTTACCATTTGTGGAGAAGTCCGATAAACTAGCCAGCCTAAATTTAAAGCAGCATCGTATTTGTTTAAATCATTCTCAAAACCGCTGCCCCGATTATGCCGCCCATTTATCCAGCCGCCGCCTTCAACCTCAACCGCTAGCTTGTAATTTAAAAAGGCAAAGTCAAAACGCCAGTCCCTTAAATTAGCCGCTTCTAACCGATCTTTTATGCCAGCGCCCAAACCCACAAAATGCGCCGCAAATCGATACTCACGCACAAAATCTAAATTCAAAGCTAAAAGCTGCATATTTAAAAGATCCTCCGCCTTTGACCTTGCCACTTTTTTTAATCCTTTTTTAAACCCCAAATCTCGGGAAATGCGTTGTTTTATAAGGGTTTTTTGAAAAATACCCAAAAATACCAAAAAAATGCCCTTTTTTAACGATTTTTTGAACGGTTTTTTAAATAGCTAGATTTGGTCTTAAGCCTTGATTTATCTAATCTTTTAACCTAAAACCAAACCTAAAAACTCCTTATAATCTAAAAAGGCACATCATCATCAAACTGGTTAAATTGATTGCTCACTTGATTTTGCGGCATTTGCGCCGTATTTTGCGCATAAGGATTATTGGGCGGCGTTAAAGCTTTGGTTTTATGCCAACTATTCTCCGCCGTTAAACGCGCAATTACATTCGCCAAAGCTTTAGCCTCAGTTTGACCTTGCACGATCTCATAAGCTGTTAGCTCTGTTTTAGGGCAAAAAGTCGTATAAACATTTAAATTTTTATAACGTCCGCCGTCTTCTGTTGTGATTACAAAGCCGATATCGCCGCATAAATCAGGGTAAATCGTGCCATTTTCTGGAACGTTAGTCTTAACATTGGCATCGTACGCATAATAAGTGCCTTGAATTGGGACATTTTGACGCCGTCTCATACACACGCTTAAATCGTGTAAAAGTTGCACGCCAAATGGATTAAGCACGCCGCTTTTATTCTCCAAACAGCTACTAAGCAGGGCTTTTTGTCCGCCATCACTTAAAAAATCTAGCCAAATCATCAGCGCACCACTTGCCGACCTTCTTAAATAAGCTTGCTTGATTTTGCCCTTATATTTGCCGTGCGCATTGATAAAACCTCCCCCCGGTTTGCTTACGGTGTCAATGGTTGGGATGATAGTTGGGCCTTCTGTACCGTTGTCGTAAATCATTTTTTAGCTCCTTAAATTTGCTTAAATTCGCCGTCTAAAATGGCATTTTGATTGTTGATTGGTTGTTCGCCGCTAAATTCTGCAACGTCATCTAACTGCACCGCTTGGCTTAGCTCAAATGTAGTCGGTAGCCAAGGCGCAAGACGTTTTAACACCGTTTTTAATGCCATATTGTCGTAAAAATTTAACCAAAAACTGCTGTCGGGATTTTGGCTTAACTTACGGTAATACTCGATCTCAGGCATTGACATCACCTTAAACGGCTTAGCTCCATTTTTTAAATGCACGATTACGTAAAAATAAACACGTTTGCCGCTTGGATTTGCGCTCGGTGTGTGTATTAAATTTGAATTCAAACCGTAGCAATAACTAAATTCATCATTAGCATCCACCGCTTGCGCCTCAATATAAAAAACCTTGCCAGTGTTATACAAAAGTTGGATTAAGCCCTTATAATCAATAAAAAGCTGCGCTCTTGAACCACCGGTGCGCTTATCATTAAACGGCACAATATGCGCATGACCTAAAATTCCGCCAGGCATTAACCCAAGTTCAGCACAATTTTTAAGTGCCCCAATTAAAGACGTTTTGTCGCAATATACCAGCTCGGGTTTGCGGCTTAATTCGTTAAACATCATCGCCATTAGCTTGTTAGCATTCATATTAGGCGGCATTATTTGCGTGATTGTTTTTAACGTTTTCGGATTGTTTAACTCCTCAAATATGCTTTTTTTAAGCACACTAAGCTCGGTTTTTTTGGCCTCAATTGCCGCCGCTTGATTGTCGTTAATCGCTAGCATTTGGCTCGCCTCATTTGGGGCTTGTTTGGCTTTTAAATCTGCCGTTAATTGCTCTACTTTACTCATTGGTTACAACTCCTTTTTATAATTAAAATTTGTGGATAAGCATCTTGCGCCCGGTGCTTTGTTTGCAAAATTCTTGATAAATATCAGGATGGGCTTCTTTTAATGCAGCGTTATCTAATCTATTCATTGAGTGGCTCTTAAAGCTTAAAATTAGCTTGTCGCCATAAGTAAAGCCTTCATTTTCTTTAAGCTCACACGCAAGCTGCGCCTTTAAATTGTCTGCTATTTTTTTTGCTTGACCCTCATTTTCTTTAGCTGCTCTATATTGCTCAATAAGGCTTAAAGTCTCTTTGTTTACCTCACAAGTTAAACCGTTAGAATGATTAAAATAGTTGTTAATATCACCTAAAGTAGAAGGAGCAGGCGGCGTTTTAGTTAAAATGTGATTGTGCCAAAAATCAAGCTCGGCCTTTGCAATAATGCTTATTAGCTCCTCATTGCGCTCTATTGTGTAATATCTAAAATCATCCAAACCACCAACCCAAGCAGCAGCCAAGCATTTTTGCCGCCCTGTTACCCATAATGCGTGCATAATTTGCGCTATGTAATAATTTGGGATGTTGTCTGCATCGCCGCTTTTACCCCAATCTTTAGCCGCCCATTTATTGCCTACGCTTTTGGCCTCAATATTTATTATTTGCCCATTGTCCTCGTGTTCGGCATCAATTTCCGCCGCTATAAAATCATAATTCGGATGACGGTAACGCTGACCACGGCGCACAATATTTACCCAATCGCACTCATCTTGTAACATTTGCAAAACAACAGGCTCGAGCAATTTACCACGTCTAAAAATCTTCTCTTGTGCCGCTGAATTTTCAGCAGTGCTTAACGCTCCTATTTTTTCATAATAAACTTTAAGCTTTGTGTCCCACGGACTTATACCCAAAATTGCGGCGCAATCTGATGAGCCTAGATAAGTCGTGCGGTCAATATTTCCTACATTCTGCATTTTTGTGCCTCCTTTTCTGCTTTGGTTTTTAAAGTTATGCTTTTTGTATCATCAAAAATTATTTTTACCTTAGATAGCTCCCTTGCCACTCTAAATGCCTTAACTCTTGAGAAACCTTTACGCCTTAAAGCTTGATATTGCTCAATAAAACCCATTTTTAAGCCGCCTTTAAATTTGAGTTAATAAAACTTGCCATAAAGGTGGCTCGGTTTTGGGTTTACAAGCCGTGAGCTTGCTTAAAGCCTCTAAATTTAGCCCTCTTTTTAATTCTCTTTTTAAGGTGGATTTTTTGGGATCAACCGCACAGCCAAGCAAAGCATTTAAGCCTTTTGAATTTGTGCCAGCCGCCTTAATTTGCCCCAGCCTTTTAATTGCCGCTTCAAAATTAACGCCTTTGCTATTGTTTAGATCTTTCATTTTTACATCCTTTTAAAAATTTATATGTTTTTGATGGTTTAAAGTATACGGTTTTACGTAATTTAAGCAAGCATTTTTTACGTAAAAAACGAAAATAATTTAAAAATGATTGTTTTTATTAGGTTTTTTAATATTTTTTAGGCAAAAAAAAGCCGCTATAAAAACGGCAAAAAGTTAAGAAAAGATAAATTTAAGCTAGATTTTTAAAGCAAATACCGCTTAATGCACGCCCACAAATTTTAATGCTATCTAAACGCTCCTTAGTGATTAAATACGGCGGATAATGCGGATTATTACTAATAACATTTAAGCCGTCTGGGTGCATTTGCAAACGCTTAACAAATAGGCAGTCGTTAATATTTACTACATATAAACCATCGCCTTGAAAATATGGCTTATCAATTTGTACCATAATAACATCGCCGTCATTGATTTGCGGCTGCATACTGTCCCCCCTTGCTGTTATTAAGCGCACCTTATCGCCACTTGGCAAATAACCCAATAGCTTTTGTAATTGATGGTTGGCAATATCTATAAATTGCAAGGTTTCGGGGTAATCATTATTAATAGCTAAACCATTACCGGCTGAGGCGCAAATATCTAATAAGCGCAGCCTTGTATAATCTTGTGCGGGCTTTACCTCCAATGCCTTAATTGGCTTGCTTGACCCCTTGCCAGTTTCTAGCCATTCCTGCGATACGCCTAAAAATTCTGCTATTTGCCTTAAATTGCTTATCTTTTTAGTACGACCAACCTCAAAATCAGATAACGCCGTATAAGACATTCCAATTTTTTGCGCTAAATCTCTACGCTTTATGCCTTGGTTTTTTCTAACGTATTTAACGCGTTCGCCTATTGTATAAAAGTTCATTTTTTAATCCTTGCAAAAAAAAACAGTAAAAAGGGCTTGCATTTATTACGTGAAACCGTAAACTTAGCAACAATGAAAAATAATTTAATTTTTGAGGAAAAAATGAACTGGGCTAACTTACTTTTAAAGCTTAAAGATAAAGGTTTGACTTATAGCGAGATTGGCTTGCGCACAGATATGAGTAGTAGCAGCGTTTGTGATTTGCTAAAAAAAAGAAGTAAAAACCCTAACGGCAATTCTGCTTTAAAGCTGATAACGCTGGCGCAAGAATACGGCATAAGCCTTGAAACTCACCCCCCAAAGGAGGCTAAAAAATGAAGGGATTAAGTCTTAAAGATGCGCAAGATTTGCAAGCTACAGTCGAAAATCTAAAAGGCATTACGGAGGGCTTAATTGAGGCGGTTAATTCTTGTGAATACGACGAAAAAACCACTTTTAGTGAGGGCTTTGCGGCGGATGTCGACTTTGATTTAGGCACAATTTTAAAAAGCATAGATAACTTAAGCATACATTTAAGCTGCGCAATTGCCCAAGCCGTGCATTTTTCAAAACCAACAAAAACAAAGGAGGCAAGCAATGAATGAATTAACACCTATAAATAATGCGCCGTCTTTAAGCAGTGTTGATATTGCAAACTTACTAAGTAAAAGGCACGACAACGTAAAAAGAACCATAGAAACTTTAGCTAAAAACGGCGTTATAAGCCTTCCTCAACTTGAGGAGAACAAAAAACCCAACAACTTGGGCTATTTTGCCAAAATTTAGCAGCTTAAAAGGACATTTTAAATGTTTGAGCTTAAAAACCACTTTACAAATTACGGCGGCGGAGTTATATTTGGCTCGTCCTTTAATCAAGGGCTTGAGCGTCAAAACTCAAAACAGATAACAATCAAAGCGGTATTCCGCCCCGACAGTTCAGCGGTTTTTTTAGTGCCTAATTTTGGCATAAACGCAAATAATGGCTGGGGGGGCGGTGAATACAAAAGCTGCTTAACAGCAGTAAATAAGCCCGCTTGTTTGGCTTCTTTGGTTGCCATCTGTCAAGTTTTGAACGCCCCAGCCGCCCTTGTTAAAGGTTACTTTTTTAATCTTTATACAAGGAGTGCGGCAATGCCTACTAAAAGCAGCAAACAAATTAAAAGCGTTAAAAATAGCGTTAAATCCAAAGCAGCTAAAATCCCCAAATATTCTTACAGTAAAGAGATTGACCCTAATTGGTCGCCTGAATTTTACAATTATTTAATCCACGTTTATTTTAATACGCACAACCGCAATACTTTATTTGAGCTATTTAAAAGCGGTGTTACTGCAGAAGAATTAAACCAACTAACCAAACAAGCAGCTAACCTAAAAGATGGCGCAAATGCCCAAATTTTAAGCCTGCTCAAAACCCAAACCCAAATCTTAACCACTCTTTTAAATATTAAGGAGAACGGCAATGCTTGATTTTGACTGGCAAGATGAAGATGACTGCACAAGCGACAAAGAATACCAAACTTTTTGCAGAGAAGCCTGCGAATTAGCAACAGAAATTAACAAAGTTTTAGACAAGCTTGAAAATGACTTATGCGAGCTTGGTGATTTTGACCCAAATAATCAGTCGTTTGCAGACATGCTGGACGCTAAATTTTGGCAAAAAAACCAATTAGAGGAGGCAATTTTTTTGCTAGAAGCCGCCGCTTGCAACTTAAAAGAACTTGAGGCGGACTAAATGCAAGATTTAATTAAACCTATTTTAAGCATTAAAAACGGCGAGCCTGTTTGCTCAAGTTTAGATGTTGCTAAATTTTTTAATAAACGCCATAGCCACATTTTGCGTGATATTGACAAACTTTTAAAAAATTATCCCGATTTAAATAATACTTTAAGCCTTGAAAACAGCGGCATTGAACGTAAGCCCAAATTTGGGCAGATGGTAATTGAGCGTAAAAATCCAAAAGGTGGGGCAAGTATTAAAAGTCGTGCATTTATCTTAAATAAAGATGCTTTTACTTTACTTGCTTTTGGGTTTGAGGGCAAAAAAGCCTTTAAATTTAAAATAGCTTACATTGAGGCATTTAATGCTATGGAGCAAGAATTAACCGCAAACTTAAGCAATTACGAGCAATATTTAAGGCTGCTTAATAAATTTAATGATGGCAAAAATAAAGCCAGCTTTTTTGGGCGCGGTTTGAGCGTTTGGCGTAAATCTAAAAAATACCTCAATAATAAATTAGACACTTTGCAAACCAAAATCCAGCCTTGCTTACCTATTTTTACCTTAAACAAGGAGCTAAATAATGAGTTTTGACGCACGAGATGAGGCCTGCTTTTTAGTTAAATATTTAGAAAACTTTTTAAGTAAAGGTTATGACCAAATGCACGAGGTGGAAAATTTAAAAGCGTTAATAAATGATATTGAGCAGAGTTTAAGTAGTTTTGAAAATATCTTAATAAGCTTAAAGCAAGAAGAATAAAAGAGAATATTTAGAGATTTTTTTAAGGGGAATTTAAATGCAAGATTTAGAAAAGCTCAAATTTGAGGAATTCAGCCAAACAGTTGCAATTAAAGGAGTTAAACAATGCAAGATTTAATTAAACTAGATTTTAAAAATATGGTGATTTTAAACGGCAGCGATGCAGTTACCACCTCATTTAAAGTAGCAGAATTTTTTAATAAGCAACACAAAGACGTTTTAAAAGCAATTCGCAATCTAGAATGTAGCCAAGATTTTACAAAGCTCAACTTTGCGCTTTGCTTTAAAAACAACGACTTACAAAATGGCAAACCACAACCTTATTACTTAATTACTAAAGACGGCTTTATGTTTTTAGCGATGGGTTTTAGAGGAAAAAAAGCAGCGCAAATTAAAGAAGCATACATTAACGCCTTTAATTGGCTTGCAAATGAATTACAAAACAATCAAAGCAATTACGAGCAATATTTAAGGCTGCTTAATAAATTTAATGATGGCAAAAACAAAGCCAGCTTTTTTGGGCGTGGTTTAGCAAACTGGCGTAAATCTAAAAAATACCTCAATAACAAATTAGACACTTTGCAAACCAAAATCCAGCCTTGCCTGCCTATTTTTAAGGAGAGTTTAAATGCTTATTAACTTAATTTTATGTTTTGTTTATGGTTTGAGCGGTGCTTATTGGGGCTTGCGTTGGTTTTTTTATTTGAGGGATAAAGAGCTTGAGGCAAAACAACAAGCTTTATTAAGCCGTTTAAATAGATCGCTCAAACATTAAAAAACCCTTGTCTTTAATTACTAACTAAAAACAAGGGCGGAAATTTAAAGCTGATTAAAAGGATTAAAAAGAATTAAGTACCTTTTAACTAGTTTGATTAGTAAAAATGATAACTAAATTTTAAACATTAAGCAAATATTTATCAAATTAAAAAATGATTAAAAAGGCAATCCATGAAAGAACATAATTACTGGTTTATTGTCGCTAACAGAACCACAAAAGATGGCGGTTTTTTGGCATTAACTAAATTACAGCAATTAGCATATTTAAAATTAATGTTTGCTTATTATGATGGCGAGCTTAAAAAAAGAGTTAGCTTAAATAGCAAATTTAATTTTAATGCTTACCTTGCGAAAATTTTAGACTGTAACAAGCAATTTATTATTAGTTTAAAAGATGTTTTGCTTAGAGAAGAGTTAATCGATGAAGACTGGACGCCGCTTTTAAATTCTGAATTAAACAAAAATAACAAAGTATTAAAAGATGAATGCGATCCGCAATTTAGTGATCCAATTAGAAAAAAAGGACGCCCTGCTTTAAACGGTGAAAAACCATTAACGCAAGCAGAGCGTAATAAAAAATATCGTGAAAAGAAAAAATCAAATGATTACGAAAATAAAACAGATGATTACGAAAATAAAACTGATGATTACGAAAATAAACTAAATGATTACGAAAATAAATTAAATGATTACGAAAATGATTACAAAAATAGCCAAAATTTAGAAAATTTAAAAGACGATTGCAGCCCTTGTGTTAGTAGCGATGTAACCGATGATTACGAAAATGCCCCTTATAATAATAATAATAACAATAAAAATAATAATAAAAAGACTAAGACTTGTCCTGTCGATTTGGAAAATTTTGCTGAAAACAAAACGCAAGAAAAAATCACTGACGAAAAAAATTTAACAAACGAAAACGAAAATTTAATTACTGACGAAAATTTACCACTCAACAAAAAAAATTTAAGTCCTGCCGATTTTGATTTGGAAAATTTAAAAAATGAAAACGAAAATTTACCAGTACCAAGCACAGCACCAAAAATAAAAAATCCGCATATGCGTGATAAAAGCGTAATAATGAAAAAATACGTCCAAAAAAAACACGAAAAACGCGAGCAGCCAATCAATCAAAACCACGCCGCAAATCCAAACGCTAGCAATGCGCCCAAAACCACGCAGCCAAACCAAACGGAGGCAATAAACGCCTGTCTTAATCAAACAGATGCACCAAACGCCGCAAATATGCCAGCAGAAAACACCAATGCGCCAAATGTGGGGGCAAAAAACGCCGCCGAGGAGGTAACCATTGAGTTTATCCGCAAAACCTATAACCAAACTTTAACCAAAAGCGGCTTTAAAATTAAACACTGCTTTAATCCCGACGAACAAACCCAAGTCAAAGAGCTTTTAACCAATTTTAAAGAATGTCAAAACCCGCAATTTTGGCAAGATTTTTTTAATTACATCAAAAATAACGACTTTTTATGCGGCAAAATCAAAACCGAAAGATCACCAAATGGCTTTAAACCTAAGCTTAAATGGCTTTTAGATATTAAAAACATAGAAAAAGTCATTAACAACGATTACACCCCATTTCTTCCAATTAACTAATTTTTTTTATTAAGGATATAAATTTATGCAAAACCAAAACCAAACTAAAAACAACATCGAAAATTCTTTATTCAGTGCTGAAACTGAAGAAGCAATTATCGGCGGTTTAATCTTAATGGCTGAAAATAATTGCGCCACACTAAAGCAAACAATTAACACCATTAACGGCGCAAAAGCCTTTTTTAAACCGCTAAACCGTGAGATTTTTACTGTAATTTGCGAACTGGTAAACGCCAATAAGCCATTTGATGCAATAATTCTTTTTAATATTCTAAAAGATAAAGCAATCGTCAACCGTAAAAATGCAGAATATATAGCAGAATACTTAAGCGATCTATATAGCCGCACTAACAGTTACGCCAATATTGAAGCCTACATTAGCATTTTAAACGACAAACTTTACCTGCGCGAATTCTACGCCTTGAGTAACTCTTTTGAGGGACTAATAAAAGATTATCACGAAAGCCCCGACATTAAAGCCACTGATTTAGTCTTAAAAGTACAAGAACAATTAACCAACATCACCAACGAACATTTAAGCCAGCATTTTGCAAAAAAAAATAATAAGGAGAAAATGCAAACCTATTTAAGCGTAATAGAACAAAGGCTCGAAAACACTAAAAACGGCATTAACGGCATCGCAACTGGGGTAAAAATTTTAGACGACCAATTAAAAGGCTTAAGAGCAGGACAACTCGCCGTAATTGCAGGTTATAGCTCAAGCGGTAAAAGCGCACTCGCCCTAAATATTGCCGCCAATGCCGCCTTTAAGCAAGATAAAAAAACGCTAGTCTTTAGCCTTGAGATGCCAGATGAGGACGTAATCGATCGCCTAATTGCCGCTAATCAAAAAATCCCAATGCCAAAACTCTTAGACGGCAGCGTAATGTGTGATGATACTAGTGCCGCTAAAGTTTGCGCCTTTGCTGACACCTTTACTAAAAACGACAATCTACAAATAGCAGACCAATTCACCACAACACTTAATGACATCAAACAAGCCGCCTATATTGAAAAACACAACAACGGCGATATTGATTTAATCGTGATTGATTACTTGCAGTTAATTAAAATTGACGCTAAAAATCACGGCACACGCGCAGAAGCAATTGCCAACCTTACGCGAGAATTTAAATTGCTTGCTAAAGAGCTAAATGTTCCTATTATTCTGCTTAGTCAGTTAAGCAAGCAAGAAAAAGGACGCATAAACAAACGCCCAACTACCAACGATTTGAAAGAATCATCATCAATTGAGCAAGACGCCGATATCGTGCTTTTTGTTTATCGTGAAAAACAATTTAATACGCAATACGCAGAAGACATTAAAAACCACGTAGCAAAAGATGTCGCCGAGCTTATTATTGCCAAACACAGACAAGGCGAGACCACCACTGTTTACGCCAATTATTACGGGCATTTTTTCATCTTTGACAGCATAGACGATCAAACATTTACGCCGTCTTATCCCAAGCAAACCAATCCTAACAATCAAGGACAAGAACGCCGTACATTAACGCCAGTCAATCAAACAAACCAAGACACAAGCTTTTATCAAACCTACTAAACAAAAGGATTTTTAATTATGCAAAATGCAAACCCAAATCAAAGTAAACTTTTTTCAAAACTACTAATAAAAGCATTTTTAATGCAAGATACAAGCCCAAATCAAAGCAAAGAGCTGCCCGAAAATTGGCTAAAACTTAAAGAAAACCTCAACCAAAATCCACCAAAAATAAAAAATCCGTATATGCGTGATAAATCAAAGCTTATGCAAGGTTATTTAAATAAATTAGAGCAGCGTTATTTAGATAATAATTAACTTATAAACTCACCTAACTAGATACAAGATATAGACTTTTTAAGCCGTTTTTAGCGTTATAATGCTTTATCTTGTATCTTAATTTGGCGGCGACTTAAATATGCAAAAAGTTAAAAACTTTAATCGTAAAAATCAAAATAGCCTAATTAAAATCATAGGCGGCAGAATGAAGGAGGCGCGCGAGCTTTGTAATATCTCACAAACTAAGGCGGCAGAAGCTTTGGGCTATAAAAATTCTGGGCGTTTATCTAAGCTTGAAAATGCGATGCATACCAGCACAATTCCTTTGTGGGTGATACCAAAGGCGGCGCAATATTACGATGTGTCTGTTGATTATTTGTTTGGTTTGGTCGATGATTTTGAGACTGGTGCATATTTACAAATTGAGCGCGACACCTCAGCTTGGATTTTTGACACTTGGCAACGTCAACGCGCTAAAGATATGCAAATCTTGGCTATGCTCAATAAAAAAATAGACGCTATAAATAATAATATTGCGGCAATTGAACACGCCAGCGCAGAAGTTACATCGGCATTTGACGCATTTTTAATGCTAAATAAAGAGTTTGACGATTTAAAAGGCGGCGCAAGATTGCAGAAAAACATTCATCAATTGCGAGCGTGTCTACAAAATACCAAGCAAGCGGTTAAAAAGTTTAAATTAGAGTGCAAAGCGGCAAAAATTCATCAAGATGATCGCCAAAAAATAATCGATTTAGATAATCTTTAAAAATTGTAATGGATAAGCTCAAAACAAAAACTAAAGTAAAAAAAGTCGTAAAAGCTAAAGCAAAAACGCCTAAAAAAAACGGTCGCCCGACTTTGTATAAACAAGAATACGATATGCAAGTTTTTAATCTTTGTTTACTTGGCGCAATTGATACGCAAATATGCAAGGCTTTTGGCATTGATGATAATACTTTTTACGCTTGGCAAAAGCGGCATCCGAGCTTTAGGGACGCCATAAAAACGGCTAAAAATTTTATTGATGCAAATGTAGCGGCAACTTTATACAAAAGAGCGCAAGGCTACACATACGAAGAGGTTAAAACAATTGAGACCAAAGATGGCGTCTTTACTAGCACGACCACTAAACACGTGCCAGCAGATACGGCGGCTATGATTTTTTGGCTCAAAAACAGACAACCCAAATTATGGCGCGATAAAATTGAGCTTAAAGAAGATATAAATGTAAACATTTTCCCGTCTGAGAACGTATTAAACGGTATCTACGAGGAGGTTTTAAGTGAGAGCTTTGCGGCGCAAAATTTAATAACAAATCGGCTAAAAAATTTAAATGATGTAATAGATGAGGCGGAATTGACGGAATTAAAAGAGGAATAAAAGCTATGCAGCCATTGCAGGTATCAATAAGCGGTTACAATTTGGCGGCTTGTACTTTGTACGCTGCTTTTAGTGCAGAAGATGGGCGGCTTATTTGCAGTAAATTTACGGATTTAAACGCGCAAAGATTTAGCCAAAACACGATAATAATCAGCAATTTAAGCAATATTGAGCGCAATACTTTATTTAATGAAAAGTATTTAATGGCGGCGGCTTCTTGTTATTTTAGGTTAAAGAATAATAATTTTTTGGTGCTTGATCTTGGTTGCATAAGTAGCGATCCGAGCGGTGCAATAAATAGCGGTGAATTTAAGGCAAGCGGCGTGGATTATCAAATAAGCGAGAGTATAACTAATAAGCAAGTAGCGATTTTAGCGGCGTGCTGGCATGTGGTAAATAATGGCAATACAGAAGAGGTACTGGCTAGTTTTGGGCGAATTATGGATCTAAAAAGGCAGGTTGAGTTTAGTAGTTATGATGTGCAAACGGTTTTTATTTAGTTTTTTGTGGATATGTGCATAAGATTTTAGCTTTAGTTTTGATTTTGTGGATAAGTTCTTATTTTTAGAATAAATCAAGCAAATTAAGATCATCAAAAAGCTAAGTAAAAACAATTGGTTATCCTTGCTAAAAAGCTTAAAAATCATCTGCAAAAACCTAAAAAAAGAGCCATTTTTTACCTATTTTTGGCTCATTTTCAAAAAATCCTTATAAATCAACACATTTCCCGAGATTTGAGCTTAAAAAAAAGAATTAAAAAAGCAGAAGAAAAAAGCTAATTAAAATAAATAAAAGCTTGGAAAATAAAGACTTATGATTATTACCGCCCAAAATAAACCGCTCAAAACAAGCTTAATCAAACAGCTAAATTTAAGATCTGACCTTGCGCCGTGTCCGTTTTCATTGGAGGCAAGCTTAAATCTTACAAGCTCCGATCCTTTGGAGTTTGCCCAAATATTAAAGCAGTTTAAAAATGGCGCACAAATAAGCCTTATAAACGGCGTAAATTTAACCATCATCAAAACAGCATTTAATCCAACTAGTAAAGTCTTTGATTTTATTGCAATTTTAAGTAAAGCGATTGACGTTTGCTTGCCAAGTTCTAAAGCGCAAATCCTAGAAAATACAAGTTTGAGCGCAATTTACGGCGTGGATATTAAAAATGATGTCCTAATTAGCCGCTTTTATTTGCCAAGTGGTGCGGTTGCAACTAAACAAATCACCCAAATTTTGGCGGAAAATGCGGCAGTTATGCGCCTTAAAAATCTAAAATTAGAAGTTTTAAAGTTGTTTGATTTAAAAGCAGGCAAGCCCAAAATAACCTTAAGCCGCATTCTTGCAGAAGATGTCAAATCTGATTTTTTAGCGGCGTTAAATGTGCATAACTTTTTTAGTTTAAATGCAAATGGACAAAAAATAGCAAGTAATAAGCAAAAGCAAAGCAGCCCAAAATTTAGCCCTTTTAAAAGCCAAATTGAGCTAAACAATTTAAGTCAAAACCTAATCAAAGCTAATACTTGCACCCTTGAGCTTGATTTGAGTTTAGCAGCTGGCGATCTTGTTTTAATTGATGAACAAAAATATTTAATTTTAACGGCGGCAAGTAGCGTAATTTATGGCGAAAATGCGCAAAGTCTTACTAAATTATGGCTTGCTTTAATCTAAAAAACTTATCCACAAATGCTAAAGCCTCAAAGAAAAATAAAAGCTAAGATTAAAGCAAAAACCTAGATAATAAAGGCATGAGCAAGCGACTAAAACTCCCACAAGTACCAGCTTGGCTAAGTTTTTGCAAGCGTTACGCTGGTGATTGCGCAAGATTTGCGATTGAAGTACAACAATTAAAGCCCTCAATGCAACAATTGCAGCTTTTTGACGCCGTGAGTAAATCCGCTGCAAGAGTAAGCGTAACATCAGGTCACGGCACAGGCAAAACGACCTCAATTGCAAATATTGTATTATGGCATCTGCTTTGTTATCCACAGTCGATTACGCTTTTAACCGCCAATGATATGGATCAAGTAAAAGCAACTTTATTTAAAGAAATCTCGCTCGCACTTGAGCGCATAAGGCGCGGATATCACGGCTGGATTGCAGAATATGTAGAGATTTTAGCCAATGCCAGCGCAAGAATTGTAGACTTTGAGCAAACTTGGCGCATTGAGAGCAAAACCGCCAACGACAAAACCGCCAATAAAATGGCAGGACGGCACGGTAAATGGCTTTTAATAATTGCAGATGAGGCGTCAAGTTTGAGCGATAACGTTTTAACCACCTTAAACGGCGCATTAACAGAAGAACACAACCGCATGCTTTTAACCAGTCAACCAACACGTACCAGCGGCTTTTTTTATCGCACACATCACGAGCTAAGCAAAAATAACGGCGGCAATTGGCAGGCGATGCGTTTTAGCTCAATTGACAGCCCTTTTGTAAGTACGGAGGCGTTAAAAGATTTGTGGCAAAGTTACGATGACGAAGAACGCTCAATCCGCATTTTAGGGCAATTTGTCCACAATAGCTCCAAGCATTTAATGGGGCGCAAAATTAGCGAAAAACTTTATACAAGGGGGCGGATTTTAGGCGATGAATTTGGTTATTTGATTTTAGCGGACATTGCAAGTGGTGAGGGCTTGCGTGATAAATCGGCGTGCGTGATTGCTAAAGTTTGGGGGACGGGGGATTTAGGCGAATTTGCGCGCAAGGTTGAGGTTATCGATATTCCAATTTTGACCAATAAAATCCGCGCTAATCAACTTGCTAATTTTCTAATTGAAGCAGGCGAGAATTATCCAAATGCAACTTATGTAATCGACAGCGGCGGCCTTGGCGTTAGTGTGGCGCAAGATTTGGAGGACAAAGGCGCAAATGTTCACCGCGTAAATTGGGGATCGCCTTGTTTTCGCAAAAATAATAATGCTAGATACAATAATTTAAGGGCGCAAGCTATGCACCAAGCGGCACGAGCGGCAAAAGAAGGACGCCTTAGTGTTTTAACAAGTAAATTTAAAAACGTTTTGATTGCACAAAGCTCAAGAATTCCTAAGGCTTTCACGGAAAAAGGACGGCTAAAAATTCCGCAAAAAGGCGCAAAAGAGTGGGAAGGTTTAGCCAGTCCTGATTTGTGGGACGCCATTTGCTTTGCTTTTTTAGAGAATGTAAATTACGCCCCAAGCGGTGAAAACTCTACACTTGCCAGTGAGCAAACAGCAAAAATTACGGCGCAAGTTGCATCTATGTTTGATAATCTTTAGCTTTTGTGGATATGTGCATAAAATTTTAGATTTAGTTTTGATTTTGTGGATAAGTTATTGGTTTTAAGATATAGCAA